CCCCCCAGTTCGTTTGCCTTATTGTTATTATTAACTTGGCAAAGTCTCTTTACATCAATTATTGGTTGATGTTTAGAACTTGGAACTTACGATAGTACATGTTGGTATCGTTACCTAGTGCACCTGTTCCAGCTGTCGTTGCGAATGGATTTGCAACGAGACCGTAACGAGTCTTGAAGCCAACTTTTGGTTGGTAGGTCGTTGGGTCAATTGCGCGTACCATTTGTAGCGGAACGTATGGGCAGTAGAACAAGCCAGCATCGTAAGCATTTGTACCCTTGTAACCGACGACGACATAGTCTGCGCCAGATACTGAGTATGGGTCAACATAGACCTTGATACGACCGAACAATGTACCAGCAAATGTGTTGCCTGTATCGTCGACCGTTAGGTTCGTGTTGTTGCTTAGAGCTGAGTTGTAGTCAAGTAGACCAGTCATTGCAAGAGCTGATGCAACATCGGTTGAAACGATGAGCAAGTTACCCTTACCGCGACGAGTGTCCTTGGCAATCTTGTTGCTTGCGCGTTCGATTGCGAACAATAGGCTCTTATACTTTTCAACCTGCCAGCGACCTGATGTATCAGCTGCAGCAGATAGGTTGAAGGTATTTGATGTTGTACCAATGATACCGACGTTAGCAGTTGCATAGATCGTACGAACAACTTCGCGGTTGATTTCTGCGAGAATTTCAGTTGACAAAATGTTTGTCAATTCTGTTTCTGCATCTAGACCGTGAATTGCCTTGAGATCTTGTGCAAGTTCTAGCGTGTAGGCTGCTTGTAGACCGCGTGTATTTGCTGTAACAGCAACGCGATCGATTTGGAAGCCCATGTATGCCATCGTTAGATCTTCACCGACGGTCGTTGGATAACCGTAACCAGTGTTTGCTAGACCGTAGATTGCGCTGTTTGCGTTACCTGGGTTGACAGATGTGCTGAATGCAGTCATCGTGCCGTTACCAGAATGGGCGTTGTTTGCTTCGTTATACAATGCTTCACCAGCGCGTGCTGTTGAAGAAGCGTATGTTGAACGCATTGCGAAGATCAAACCTGTTGGACCCGTCATTGGCTGAACGCCGCAAACGTCATAAGCCATTAGGTTTGGAAGAGCACGACGGACCAATCCGATTAGGATTGGGTCGAAGCCCTTGATACCACCTTCGCCGCCAACTACAGGAGACATACCACCGCCAACTGCGTTAGCTGGTGATGCTTCCCATAGATTTTGCATTGAACGTGATTCTTCCATCAATGCGCGTTCTTGGTTTTCTAGGACAAGTGCAGTTACTGCACGCTTGTATGGGTCAGTGATTGCTGGTAGATCACCATGATCTAGCACAGGTGCCCACTTCTTTGAATATGTTTCATTTAGATACATTTTTATAATACTCCGTTGAAAGATGAGTTAATTAGGCTTTTGGAGCCGTCTTTTTGATTGCGTTTACATAATGTTTCATCATACCGTGAACTTCTGCTACTTCTGGCTCCTCTGAAACCGTCGTTTCTTGGATAGTCTTCACTTCACTTTGTACTTTACCGACTGGGAAGTAGTTCTCGCGAATTACTGCGAGTTTGCCATTAAACTCACCTTCTGTGGTGAACTCAACACCCTCTGCGAGTGTCTTCATCTTAGCAATTTGTGTTTCCGTTAGACCTTCGCAGATCTTGCGGATTGATTCATTTTTCTTAGCAACATTTAGTTCTTCAACAATTGCTGCCTTCTCTGCGTCACGAGCAGCTGCTTCTTCTTCAAGAGCAGCAACACGTTGTGCTAGTTCTTCTGCTACGTCGACTTTCTCGTCTGGGATTTCGATGTAGTGTTCTGCGAATAGATTCTTTAGACCACCAATGAAATCATCGACTAGTTCTGCACGTAGACCTGTTTCGATAGCAACCTTGTTATCTTCCATCCACTGCTCAACGACGTAGTTTAGATACTCGTCGACTTGAGTGGACATTTCTTCCTTGATTGCTTCAACTGCTTCAGTTAGAACTGCATCGTTTTCGGTCATCATTTCTTCGATGATCGTGTCGATGCGAGCATTTACTGCTGCTTCGAAGATTGTCGTTGCTTTCGTGCGGAATTCTTCAGATAGTGATTCGCCATTGAATAGCGCATCGACGTCTTCAGCCATGGACTTGTGAGCCTTTTTCTTCCAGGCTTCTTTCATTTCCTTCTTGGCTTCTTCGTCGTCTTTTTCTTCTTCCTTATCTTCTTCGTCTTCAGCCTTGGCTTCGGCAATTTCTTCTTCGCCAATATTCATTTTGCCGATCTTTTGACCTGGCTTCAATAGTGGCTTGGCTGCAGTTCCGACGTCGCCTTTATCTTCAGCAACGACTTCTTCAGAAGATTCAGCTTCTTCCTTTGTAATTTTCTTTACTTGATCAATACCGTCTTGAGAATCGGAGATCACTGGAGCAGAACCTGCATCAGCAAGTTTCTTCATTGGTTCTCCTGGAACACCTGCAGAACCAGGCTTTGGTGCTTCTTTGCGAGCAGCAGAAGCAGCAGCACCGATTGCTGTTGGAAGTTCTGTTGGTGTTTGACCGCCGAGATCAACTTTTTCGGCTGGTAGTGATTGTGCTGGTTCCTTTCCTGCACCCATTGATGCTTTAAGGATTTCTGCAGCGGATTCTGATAATGTCTTTGCCATTGTTTTAAACTCCTAAAGAAGTAATATTATTTATAAATTTTACAGTTTTGACAAGAAGTTTTCAAAGATCTTCAATGAGACTTCTTCAATTTGCTTTTGCTTTGCATTCTTGATTTGGTTGTAGTATTCATTAATGTCGACTTCTTTCACTTTACCGTTATCCCAAACCCACTCTTTACCTTCCATAATACCTTGAACGAAAGCACCTGGTGCGGATGGATCCGCGACAATATCCGCCGCTGTAGCGAGATAATAGTCATCTTGAACCACGTTAACACCGTTCACTTCTTTTAGTGAACCCATGCCACGTGATGAAACACCTAGTGTAGCACCGCCTTCCATTAAAGACTCGGCGATTTTACCCATTGGTGTTTTAAGAATTTTTGCCTTACCGATCCATTGATTTCCTTCTTGACGAAGTGATGTGATCAAGTGAGAGACTCGGTCTAGATTAATTGATGGGGAATCTGGATGACCCAATTCACCGAATGCGCGGTTCTTTGCAACGTACTCTTCGTTGTATCGCTTTACTTCTTTTGCAAGAGTATCAGTCTTGTACATACGACCGTTTTTGTTTTTCATTTCTGCAACGAGAAATGGACCTTCAATGAATAGTGATTTCACACCGTTCTTTTCTTCGGTGATCATTCGTACTGATTCAACTGTTTCAGTGATTAGTTTCATTTTTTATAGCCCCAATGATTTGCGTTTTCTAAGTGAACGCTTTCTTCTAATTAAAGCACGAGCCAATTTAGCACGACGCTTCATTTTACCCTTACGTTGTGAAATACGACGACGCAATCTTTCAGAAGAAGTCATGCGCGTTAGTTTTCCGCCACGAATGGTGTAACCTTTGACTGCTGAAACAACTTTGCGGCGTTGAACTTTGCCACCACGCACACGTGCACGGATAAGTTTTCTACGACCCATGCGTTGAACATTGGCTTCAGCAATAATTTCTCTAACTGTATCAGAGATTATGCTCATTTATCACCAATCGTAAAATTAACTTTGCTCAATGCAAAGTGTGCTGCTTTCTCGAAACCTTTTGGATTATTGAGCATATCAGCAAATTTCTTTTTATTCTCGTCGTTCAATGCACCATGAACCATGTGAATGGCTTTTGCTGCACCGTGACTCACTTTAAGTTTTGATCCATCAGCAAATTTAATGTGCTTTGCTTGTGATGTTGCATTATCTTGTTGCTGAGCAAATTTTGCAACTTGATCAAGTGTTTCAGAAATTATTGTCTCAGCAGATTCTGTTTGAACACCAGGAACATTTTGTGAACCAAATGATCCAGCTGTACCAGTGCCGCCAGCATTATATGGAATTGTAAACACAAGACCATATTTGTCATTGGTATACAACGCCACGCGCTTGCCGTCTGGAAAAATGCGAATTCCCTTGCGACGAAGAATCAACATTGGTGCTGGTTGCGTTTCGTCTTTCAATGCTTCACCAAGTTGTTCAACGTCCGTGAATTCAAGTTCAGTACTATTGTTCAATGACTTCATAATACCTGACACTTGACGCAATTTTTGTACCGTGCTACGGAATTGATTAGCTGGCAAATTTGGATCAAGCATATTTGATGGAATTGATGATGTTAAACTTAAATAGTGTTGACGAGCATTTGCAGGAACTTTGTTCAACAATTGATTCATCGGCATCTTTGGATTTTTTGCAGCAGCTGCAGCAAGCATTTTATGACCTGCAAGTGCAGCGGCAACATTGAGGTTTCTCATCCCCAATGCTGATTTAGCAGCAGTCACACGACTCTTTAGGTCG